ACGAATACATTATTTTATAATGGATAACATACACATAGTAAATTTAAGTAAATACACTTCACCAGAGATTGTTGAGGTTAAAAATAAGGATTGGGTTCAGTACGGTGAAGACAATAATTACTTTCAATATTTAATAGACAGGTATCAAGGTAGCACAACAAACAATGCTATTATAAACGGTATGTCTAAAATGATATACGGCAAAGGTTTAGATGCTACTGATTCTTCACGCAAGCCAGACCAATACGCACAAATGCGTTCTTTAATTTCTAAGGACTGTTTAAAGTCTGCCGTAATGGACAGAAAGATGTTAGGTATGGCTGCTTTACAAGTTACCTACGATAAAGGACTTGTTAAAAAAGTAACGCACTTCCCAATGCAAACTTTAAGGGCTGAAAAATGCAACGAAGATGGCGAAGTAGAAGCGTGGTATTATCACCCAGATTGGTCTAAAATTAAACCAAGTGACCAACCTAAACGCATACCAGCATTTGGATTTGGTGGTAAAAAAGGAAACGAACTATACATTGTTAGTAGTTATGTAACGGGTTCTTATTATTACCCTCCTGTTGATTATCAAGGTGCATTGCCTTATGCGGTTTTAGAAGAAGAAATTGCTGACTATTTAATTAACGATACAATTAATGGTTTTAGTGGTACAAAGGTTGTAAACTTCAACAACGGTGTACCAGACAAAGAAAAACAACAACAAGTAAAATCTGACGTTTTAAATAAACTTACAGGTTCAAGGGGCGAAAAGGTAATTGTAGCTTTTAACAACAACGCAGAAAGCAAAACAACAATAGACGATATTCCTTTAAACGATGCACCTGCACATTATCAATATTTAAGTGATGAATCATTTAGAAAATTAATTGTAGGACATAGGGTAACATCTCCGATGCTTTTGGGTGTTCGTGATGGTAATAGTGGTTTAGGCAACAATGCAGACGAAATAAAGACCGCTACATTGCTTTTTGACAACCTAACAATAAAAACCTACCAAGAAGAATTTACTGACGCCATAGAAGCTATATTGGCTTTAAATGACATTTCTTTAAACCTTTACTTTAGAACTATTCAACCTTTAGAGTTTACAGACACAACAGGAATGGATGCTGAAACTAAAGAAGAAGAAACAGGTGTAAAAATGTCTGTTCAATGTTCTGCTGAAAGTAAAGAAGGTGACAATGAGATTGCGCAGGCTTTAATTGACTTAGGCGAAGATGAAGACCTTGAAGGTTGGGAACTTATTTCAAGTGAAGAAGTAGACTACGAAGCTGAAGAATTAGAAGACCAAGACCCAAGTTTATTAAGTAAGATTTGGAACTTTGTAAGCACAGGAACTGCTAAACCTAATAGTAAGTCAAAACAAGACAAAGTTGTTGATGGTGTACCTTATAAAGTACGTTACAGATACAGTCCTTTACAAGCGGGTGCAAATAGCCGTGAATTTTGTAAGAAAATGGTTGCCGCTGATAAGCTATACAGAAAAGAAGACATTATTGCAATGGGTAATAGAGCCGTAAATGCAGGGTGGGGCGCTAATGGTGCTAAAACATATTCAATCTGGAAGTACAAAGGCGGTGGAAGTTGTCACCACAAATGGCTTAGACAAACCTTTAAGGGTAAAACAGAAGGTAATTTAGCAAACCAAGACCCTAACATTTCAACTAACAAGGCAAGACGAGACGGTTTTAATCCTGTTAATGAAAGAGAGGTTTCAATGAAGCCAAAAGATATGCCGAATCAAGGGTTTTTACCAACTAATAAAAGATTTCAATAATGGCTAAAGCACTTTTTATAAGCACCAAAGACATAAAGCGTTATTCTATAATGAATGGTAATGTAGACAACGACAAGTTCATACAGTACATAGAAATAGCGCAAGAAATACACATACAAAATTACTTAGGAACTAAACTATATGAAAAGTTAGAAACTTTAATTATAGACAACGAAATAAACGACCCTTCAAATAGCGCATATAAGACACTTTTAGAGACTTATGTAAAACCAATGACAATACATTGGGCGCAAGTTGAGTTCTTGCCTTATGCGGCTTATACAATAAGCAATGGGGGTGTATATAAACACACTTCAGAAACTGCACAAAGCGTAGACAAAGATGAAGTTGATTATTTAGTTGAACAAGAACGTAATGTAGCACAACACTACACAAGACGTTTTATTGATTTTATGAGTTTTAACCAAGCAACGTATCCAGAGTACTATCTGAACGTAAATGACGATATGTACCCAGATACAGATTCAAACTTTACAGGGTGGGTAATTTAGAGACTAAAGTAAGATACAAAGTAAAAGCAGAAAACATAAAGAAATTAAAGTTGTTTTTAAAAAAAATAAATAAAACACATAATGTTAAAAAACCTTGTAAACTTAATTCTTAATTTTTTTGGTGTTAAAAGCACCGAATATATACAAGAAACTTGGTGGGGAAATGTAAATGAAGCAAATGGATGGGGTATTGTATATCCTTTTGACATAGATGGTAGCTGGCTAAGAGTAGATACAATAAACGAAACATCAGATGTTACTAATATAACCGCAGATAAAACAATATATTAAATAATGGCACAACAAACAATAAACATAGGTACTACCGCCAACGATGGTACAGGAGACCCATTAAGAACCGCATTTGATAAAGTAAATTCTAACTTTACAGAACTCTATAATGACGAGTCTCAAGGAGAGGTTAATTCTATTATTGCAGGAGATGGTATAAGCGTGGACACCGCCACAGGCAATGTTACTGTAACCAATACAATAACCAACAACAACCAATTAACAAATGGTGCAGGATATGTAGACGGAAGCGGTACTGCAAATAAATTACCTAAGTTTACAGATTCAGACACAATAGGTAATAGTACTATTACAGATGACGGAACAAATGTAAGTATTACAGGAGATTTTACTGCCGATGCAATATACCTAAACGATATGACATTAGGTAGTGGTGCTTTATATTATGGTGCTGATAGATTAACTTTAGCTAATTACAATCCAACAGGAAGTGTTTATATAGAAACAGGTGGTGGAAGTTATGCTATGGTTTTAGATGAAAATCAAAATGTTGGTATAGGTACGAGTAGTCCTGATGCTCGTTTTTCAGTAGTTTCTTCTTCACCTAATAGTACTGCTGCAAAAATTGGAGGTATAGAATATGGAGGCAGTCAAAGAGGTCTTACTATTAAAACATTCCAAAGTTTAGGTGGAGATGATTGTGGAGTAGAATTTAATGCTGCTGAAGGTTTAGCAGGCTATGGTTCTTTTGTATTTAAAGCAGACACAACAGAACGTATGCGTATTGACTCAAGTGGTAATGTAGGTATAGGTACGAGTAGTCCAAGTGCTAATTTAGACGTTAATTTAAACGCTCAATTTAACAAATCAAGTACAGATGGGGGGTTTGTGAATATACTTGGTAATAATAGTTATATTGCTATAGGTGCAGATAAAGGTGGCGGAGCAGTTTTAAAATATAATAGTAATGGAAATTTAGATATTACACCAAGAAGCGGATTTAATACAGTTTTTACAAGCGGTAACGTAGGTATTGGTACGAGTAGTCCAACCACTAAATTAGATGTTGTTGGTACTTATAGAATGCAACTTAGAACTGATGATGCTATTCCTGAATTAAGAGCAACAACTGCTAATGGTGCTGCTTTTAAAGAACTTGGATTAAATGGTAGTCAATTAGTTTTTAACACTTCTTCTACAGAACGTATGCGTATTGACTCTGCAGGTGCTCTTTTAATAGGGAAAAGTAATTATAGTGTCGCAACTAATGGACTTATAATTGACAATCCTACAATGAATAATTCTTTAACTCATTCAATTCCAAATGGTGTTTCAATTAACACTTATCACGTTTATAACACAACAGATGCATCATATAAATTTTATGTAAAATCAAATGGTGGTGTAGCTAATTACTCTGCTAATGATACAAACTTGTCAGATGAAAGAACTAAGACAGATATTAATCCTCTTGGGTCTTATTGGGATAAATTTAAGGCTCTTGAATTGGTTACGTTTAAGTATAAAAATCAAGACCATAATGATGACAATATAGGTCTTATTGCTCAACAAGTAGAAAGTGTTGCCCCTGAGTTTGTTTGTAATGACGGTTTTAAGGAATTAGAGCCAAGCGAAGAACCTTTAAAATCTATTTATACAACAGACTTGTATCACGCTGCTATCAAAGTATTACAAGAAGCAATGTCTAAAATAGAAACATTAGAATCAGAAATAGAAATATTAAAAACCAAATAAAAACTAAAATGAAAAATTGGACAATCTCAAGCGTTAAAGCACAAGTAGAACAAGACGGATTACAAAACGTAATTCACACAATCCATTGGCGATTAGGAAAACAAGACGGAGACCACTATGCTGATGTATATGGTTCTAAGTCTTTAGAAGCACCTTCTGCTGACAATTTTATCGCTTCTGAAGATGTTACTTTAGAAATGGTAAAAGGTTGGTTAGAGGCTTCCTTTGAAGCTGAAGAATTAGAAGCATTAGAATCTAACTTAGACGCTCAATTAGACGCTAAAATAAACCCTACGGAAGTAGAACTTTCACTTAATTAATAACCCTTAAATACAAGTAAAATGGCTAAAAATGAAA